GCTTTTATTTCAGGAATTATAATATGTTTAACGATTGGATCAATAAGTTATTATCAAAAAAAATATGAATTAATGGCATTATCTATTGGATGGATTTATGTAATCTTTATGCAATTTTGGGAATTTTTGATTTGGAAATATCCAAATAATAAATTGTATGTCGATATGACCTATCTATTTAATATAACTCAAATATCGATCCTGGGATTAATTTTTCTAACATTTTTTACAAATCAACCTAAAATGGGTCGTTTTTTCATATTTTTTGTATTGATCTTTTACATTTGTTTTTTTTCTTATCAAACATGTCATCGTAACGAGATTACTCATCAATCCGGTCATTTAGAATATAATTGGTGGGGCAATCCGTATTCATCTTATATTTATATTTTTAGTCTTATATTAATTTTTTTGTGTATCATAAGACCCTTTTGGTGGAGTATGAGCACACTATTGATTATACTTTTATTCCTTTTATTGAGCAGGATCTTTTATTCAAAATCAGTGGCGAGCATGTGGTGTTTTTTTGCCGTCAGTGTGCCATTATTTAGTTTTTTAATGAGTTTGCTAACCTATTGATTTAGAGATCAAAAAGTATAAAAATTTTTTTTAATTAAAAAAAAAAAAGATTTATATTAATAGTAGATAATGAATAATCTTCCAAGCGATTTTGATCCAGAAATGTATAAAAATTTTAATCAGGATTTAAATAATATGACAGATGAAGAATTACGAAATCATTATTTGGAACATGGAATTAATGAACACAGAATCTACAAAATCGATTTACCAGAAAACTTCGATCCTTATCAATATTTAGAATTCAATCCGGATTTAAAAGATATGAGTGTATGGGATTTAAAAGAACATTATTATCTGCACGGGCAATACGAAAATCGTCAATATGTAGATCCTCATTTTGATAAAAATTTTTATGCACAATTATATAATTTTGAACAGGATAATCCAGATCTTTATACATATTATGCTAAAGATATTCGTCAATGTAAAAATTCTTATTTTGGAACATTTGTTTTCAATTCAATAAAATACGATAATAAAAAATATATTATTTTTATAAATCATGATTCAAAAATAAATGGTGCTACATTATCTTTAATTAATTTAATCAAAAAACTCTTACAATATACATTTAATAACACAATATTTTTATTATTAGATCCAGGAAATATAAATATAACGATCGAAGGTTGTAAAATAATATCTTATCAAAAAGACCCGACACTTTTATATGAGATCATACAATATTATCAACCGAAATTAATATATATAAATTCATGTAATTATGCGATTGGAAAACTTGTCAATTATTTAGATCGATCAAAATTAATTTTGCATAGTCATGAAATTATGCAAGATTATTATTATTATATCCCCAAAAATATACAACCGGATTATGTTGTTTCTTCCATAATAAGTCAAGAATATATAAACGATTTTGACACAATCCCTGAAGTTTTTACTCCTTTTATTTATGATATTTTTGGAATGATTGTACAAGGAAAAACACCCATTGATACAATTAAAAATAATACCGGTAATATGGATATTTCTAAAATAACGATTGGAATGTGTGGTCAGATTACCGAAAGAAATAATTATAGTCTCTTTATAAAAATAGCACAAAAATTCTCAAAATATAATTTTTTATGGATCGGTGATGAAGATATAAACAATGAAATACCCAATGTTTATTTCGCACCTACGGGTATCAATGATTATGTACAATATATTTATCAAATCGTTGATTATTATTTATTCTTATCGATCGATGATCCTTGTCCTTTTATTATCCTAGAAAATATTCTATTTGAAACCCCTTGTATAGTATTCAATCATGAAATATATTATAATTTTCAGGATGTTCTTACGGAAGATTATTTCCATGTATGGGCGGATTCAATATCAGAAACATCTTGTACAAAAGCTATTAAAACGTATGTAAAAACAAAACAAAACCCTAATAAATTATCTTATCAGGGGTTGTATTATATATTACAAAATTTTGTAAATCGTGATCTTTCTGATTTATTGGACAAAATAAAATAAAATTAATATATAGAATGGGTAATTTACTTCAACGAACGCAACGACAAATTGAACAACAACCAGTGACCTTTAGTGACCAAGAAATTGAATCATTAAAAGAAAAAAATTGTTATAAAGCTACGGAAATTATTCAACATTTTAAAGATACCTTCCAAGATACAGTTCAAGACGAAACACAACCAATCACTATATATTTATATTCTGAAGCCTATAAGGATCAGAATACTCTTCATACAATTAAATCGATAAATAATTCAACGATTAAATCCTATTCGATACCAGATGACATATCTTCCCAATTTATTACAGAGGATCCATTTGATGATAATCAGGATTTAAATATAGATCGTATTGTCATCAAGAATGATGATACACAAGAAGCTTATGTTGCACAATTCTTGGAAGGACCTAATCATACTTTTAATTTGGAAAATGTTTTTTGCAATTCAGAAAAGTGTAATTGTAATTTTCAGGATGGAACTAAAAAAACACAATTGTTGGTGAACCCAAAAAATGTGAAAGTGGCCACTAAAACAGGATAAAATTCAGAAATAATTGAATAAAATTGTGACCTAATTTCCAAAAATTTTTTGAAAAAAACTTTTGTTTTCTAAATCTTGAATTTTTTTTTTTAGATTTGAAATTTCTTTATTTTTCATGTCTAATTCTTTTTGTAAATCCTCATCTCTTGTATATAAAATTTTGCTTCTTCTATTGAAAATTGTAATAAATCTAAGATTTCAGGCATTTTTACTTCTAAATATTATCAATTTAAATCATTTTGGCTTATTTAAATTGTATAGACAATTTCCATTTATAAGATGTACTTTTCCTAAAAGTTTGGATACTATTTCTTTTAGTTACGAAGATCATCTCGATATTTACATAATTTGATACGATCATATAAATTTTTTGGTGATTCTATGGAAACAAAATTTACTCACCTAAAATATATATTTTTTCAATATATAGAATGGGTAATCTGCTCCAACGCGAACAAAGATATCTTCAATCACCAGATCTAATAACTGAACAAGAACGACTTCAACCACAAATATTCATAGAATCATTAAAAGAATACAATTGTAAAAATGCTTCTGAAATAATTCGCCATTTCAAAGAAACATTCCAAAATAAAGCGGAAGATGAAACACAACCGACCACTCTGGATTTTTTTTCAGACAAAGACGGGAATATAATGAATCTTATGAATCTCCATAAAATTAAATCAATAACAAATTCCACGATTCAATCCTATACGATACCAGATGAAATATCTTCTAAATTTGTAAATCGAATGAATCCAAATATGGATTTAAATATAGATCAAATTGTGATCTATCCTGATGGTACACAAGAAGCATCTTTTCCTCAGTTTAGACGTGGAAATAATTATGTTTCAAATTTAGCAAACGTATCGTGCACTGAAAATCAATGCACATGTAAATTCCAGGATGGTACTGAAAAAGAAGAAATTTTTTATAACCCTATTCCGGCGGCAAATAAAACCGGATAAAATCTAAATATCTTTATTAGTAAAAAACGTCAATAAGTTTCGTTTTATGAATAAAAAAAAAAGATGAATCGTTCTTTACACAATTTGTTTTTTACAGATGGGACATGCTTTATTAATTTTAAACCATTTTTTGGCACATTTTTCATGGAAAATATGAGGACAGGATACGGATTCTACGATTGTATCTTCAGGTTTAAACTCTTCAATGCATATATTACATTCGGTTAATTTCTGCTGTTTTTGAGATTGTTTCTTTCTAGACTTATAGTCTTTATATTTAATAGTTTGTAGCGCCTGAAGTTGTTTTTGTGTCATTCCTTTTGGCACATTCCCGGGTGAAAATTGCAACATAAATTGATAATAATCTGGATTACCAGAAGCCACATTCAAGAATTCATTTTGATCATAACGATGTAAAATAAATGTAATTGCTGAATCGATATCAACATTAGGGTCGATTTTGGTTTTATACTTTTCTTCAACATATTTAATAATGTATTTTGCGTGCGTTTGTGTGATTCCTAATAATTGACTAATACCTTTAATTATTTGTTTTTTATTTTGTTGTTGAACTGCTGGTGGAGGAGGAGGAGGTAGACCTCCTCCATGAACGAGTCCGGGAGGTGGTGCCTGATGCGTAATATCATAAGCATAGGCTCCTTGCATAACCCATTCAACGGCTCTTTCAACAGACCCATCAGGTCTTAATTTCCAACCATAATATTGCTGGGCTTTGCGAATCATATCCTGACCAACTATAGGAGAAATTCCTAATTGACTTAAATAATGTAAAACGGCTTGTTTCATTTTATTTTATTAAAAAAATAAAATAAATAAACAAAAATTTTATGAATTATAAGAGTATAAATATTATCCAAAAGGTTCAGAATGAAGGGTTTTTATATTATTTTATAATCAATTTTACAACTTTGGGTCAAGAATTATCCACCGATTATTATAAATTAATGGAAATTACTAAATCAAATGAGATGCATCGATGGCAAACAATAAACAATAAATTATATTTTAAAATAAAAGAAGGAATTATATGGGATATATGTAGTGAAACATTTTTAATGAATCATCATGATGATTTTAAATATAATAATCAATTATTTCTTGAATTTTTTGTGAATGAAATAAGTGAATGCATACAATTCAAAAATGTTCAAATATTTATCAATATCACTAAAGATGAATTAAAAAATTTTTGGATCATCGATAAAAATCATCAGATTGTTTATATTAAATTTAGAAATCTTTGTGGTGAGGGTGCCGTAAAAAGGACTTACCTCGGTTGGAATATCACACAGGACAAGCCAATAGTTGTATATCAGATTAATGTGTCTTTAAATAATACAGAACAAAAAAGATGTTTGAACGAAAAGAGAATAGCAGAAATAGAGAAAAGTCCTTATCTTTTAACCATACACTACTCGGTTGCAAATAAAGAAACCAGAAAGATTTATATGATTGCTGATTATTATAAATATGATGTCCGATGTATGATAATGAATAATTATGAATGGTCATGTAATGATTTAAAAAAATTTAGCCAAAATATTTTAAATGGACTAAAAGTATTACATAATATGAATATTGTTCATAGAGACATAAAACCATCCAATATAATATACGATGATGAAAAGGATATCTATCTATTGATAGATTTTGGAGTCGCCACAAAATTTACATCGGGTGTGCAATTAAATAAAATCGAAACATTAAATGGTAATTGTGATGCAAACCATCTTTCATTAGTCGGAACCCCAGGGTACATATCTCCTGAAATGTATAATTCTTTGTATTCGATCAAGAAAATTCAATATTCACATTCTGTAGATATTTTTTCGTTTGGGATTACTCTATTAGAAATGTGTTTAAAGAAGAGGGCATTTCTTGATGATTTCAAATTACTTTTTACAACAAATATCAAAAAAGATTTATCCATCAAAGAAAAAGAGTTTGAAAAAATTTTATCAAACGATAGTTTGTACTTACAAGAAATCAATAAAAAATTGAATAATCAGATAAACACCAAAAAATTAGAAACATTGCGAAATGAGATTCAGGAAAAAATAGATATTATTAATCAATTTAATGTATGTGATGATAACACAGATAAGGAAATGTATCTTAATGAATTAATCGATAAAAATAAAACGATTGTACATTGTTGTCAAAAATTTTCAGATAAAAATTTAAAAGAATTAGATAATAACACCTCTTTAGAGTATGAATTTATATCTAAAATGAAGGTATTGCGGATATATGCAGAAAAGATTGATCAGAATAAGTTTGATTCTAAAATGATTGATGATATGATTGATGATTTTCAAAATTATCCATTATTATTCATGATTTCTAGTTATGAATATCCTTTACCTCTTTACGAAATTAATGATCCTTTATTACGAGATTTTTTAGAAAGATGTTTGCATAAAAATCCAGAAATGCGAGCCAATACAGAAGAATTATTGAATCATCCATGGTTAATAGGATAAAAAAATTTATTTCAAAAATTAAAATAGATTTGGAAGGGAATTGAAAAATCGAAAATTTAAAATACATAAATGGCTCTATTATTTTGATATATACGACCGTCATTTTAAAAAATTTATAGGTAAAAATCCTAGAATCTTGGAAATAGGTGTTTATCATGGAGGTTCATTAGAAATGTGGAATAATTATTTTGATGAAAAATGTACTATTTATGGTATAGATATTAATCCGAATTGTTTAGAAATCCCACAAAAACTAAATAAAAATAATATTACAATTATATTAGGAAATCAAGGAGATAGACAATTTTGGAAAGAATTTATCGATAAAACAGAGAAATTCGATATTGTAATTGATGAAAGTACATGCACGAACAAATAATAACTTTTGAAGAAATCTATAATCATATTAATCAAAATGGTGTTTATTTATGTGAAGATACTCATACAAGTTATTGGCCAGAATATAATGGTGGATTGCTTAAAAAGGATACATTTATTGAATAGTCAAAAAATTTTATTGATAAGATAAATGCATATCATTGGAAAATACCTCAAGAAAATTTGACATTTAGAAATACTACTAATTCCATACATTATTACGATTCTGTCGTTGTTTTAGAAAAAAAATAAATAAAGAACCAAGATCTCTCGAACGCTAATATGCATTAATTCTGGATATCTTATTAATTAAGATATCATAAAAGAATGTGAATTAATAATCATTCATAAAATAATTTAGATACTCTAATATAAAATTTTTAAAATTGCATAAATATATATAGAATGAGTTTAGATTCCAAAAAAAAAAATATTTTAGATAAATTTTTCTTGCGATTTTCACAAGGTCTTTCAACCATAGAAACATTAGATTTAGAAGACATCAATACATTCAAGAAAATAACTCGATTAGATATAATTCGGTATAAAGATACGGTACGTAGGACTGATCGATGGTATATTTATAAGCCAAATTTTTTAAAAATAGTTGAAGATAAACAGAAAGAACTTTCAGATGATTTAGAAGGAATAGAAAGTATAATCGAAAATTCAACGCCGGAAACCTTATCATCGGAACCAATGGTCCCAGTTGAAACTCAATCATCGACTTACATGACAATAATACTTGATAGTTCAACAGATATTCCAATGTTTTCAGCACAGCCAACGATTCCAATGACTCCTCCAACACAGGTCACTTCTGTGGGTCAGGGTATACAACCAATGACTGTAATACAGGATAGTTCAACAGATATTCTAATGTTTTCAGCACAGCCAACGATTCCAATGACACCTCCAACACAGGTCCCTCCTGTGGCAACTCAGCAACGCTTGTTTAATGTTCCGTATTGTAGAAATAATATAGAATTATTTCAGGGACAATCAATTGTCGATAATACAGATATCTACCTCTTAAGAGTACCAGGATATATTCCATTTTCTATATATGCAAATTTATCAAAAGCAAATTTTACAGAATTATATCCCCGTGCGTTTACTTATGCTCCCGGTTCATCTTATCTAGTACGAGAAAGATATCCAAAGGGATGTAATATAATTTTACCGGATGATTTTATATTAATATCAATTAATAAAATTATATAATGCTCAGGTAAAGAAAAAAAATCCATTTTAATAAAAAAATTGTTGGATAACGAATAAAATCGGATTAAACAATTGTAAACCGATATAAACAATCCAGAATAAATTAATTGGATCCGATTTAAATCTTAACGTATAATATAAAAAGTAAAATGTCAAGGATAATAATAAAAAATAAGGTAATAATAACGAAATTGTCGGAAGAATTTCATCGATAAAATTTTTATTAATTACTTTTTTAGGCGTTATTTTAAATGTCAATTCTCTGAATCCTATAGTTCGAAGAATAAAATTGAAGGTAAATAAAATATTAAAAGGTATCATAAAAATTGTTTCTTGCATGTTTAATATAAATAGAAACCATGATAAATCTTTTTGCAACATTAATAAACAAACAATATAAATTATGGCGTAAGGTAGAAAATGTCGTAAATAATCCCATTGAGACAATCCACAAAATAAATAATTATTCCAGGAAATATTAAGAAAAGGTTGACATATTAAAATTAATAAAAAAAAGGATAATAAAGGCGATAGTCCTGAAAATGTGTAAATCCATTTGTATATATGTGGAAGTTTTATAAATCGAGACCAATATTTTTTACACAATACAATTTGTAAACCTCCTATGGCCCAACGTTCTCTCTGATTATAAAAATCATACAATGAAATGGGTGAAAACCCAATAGCCGTCGTTTTCTCAAAATATTTTGAATATAAACCTAAAGAATGTAATTTTAAAGATGTATTGAAATCTTCAGTGATGCTCCCATATTGCATACCATCTATATTCATTAAATGATTTCTATCAAATAATACATTCGTTCCACAACATGGTACCATATTATAACCACTATAGGCTTTCAATACAATTTTATAAAAAAAATAATAATGTTGTCCTAAAAAATCAATACCAAATATATTACAAAATTTTTGAGGGGATTGGATGAAACAACATTGTAGATTTCTTTCATATGTTTCTTCATTGTAAAACATGGGTAATAAATTACTTAATATATCAGGAAGAGGAGCCATATCACAATCTAAAATTAAAACGTATTCCCCTTGATACATTAAATCATCTTCAGAATGCAACATTTTATTTTTTGAAGCAAATAATATATCGTTTACATTCCCAGCTTTTGCATGTCCAAAGATGTTCTGACGTACATGATATTTATAATTTGGATATTTGGAAAGAACAAATTCTCTGATTTCGTTTCTTTTTCCATCGTCGCCGATTACAACCGTAATTAATTCTGAAGGATAATCAATTTTTTTTATCGAATAAAGCGTTCTTTTTAAAACTTTTAATTCTTCTTTATATATCGGAACAATAATCAATATAGTGGGAAGCAAATTAAAATTTATCAAATGATGCCATATTTTTTCAGAGTTAAATTGCAAGGTTTCATCATCTATTATTTTTTTGTTTCGAATATAACGAATCGTACCAGTTATTAGAATAAACATATTTAAACCTCCGACGAATAATATAATAGTTTCACTTATAATAAAAAAAATACTTTGAAACGAACATGTTGTTTTCCATCTTTCAATCAAATAATAAAATAATGGAATAAATAAAAAACTTATTACTATAATATCAATTGTAATCAAAGATAATGTTTTCATATACCTTTTTTATTTTTTAATATTTTCTTTAAACTTATTTATAAATTTTGAATCTTTAAATGTAATCATATGAATAATAAAAGATTTTTTTTTATTCAATGTTTTAAATTTACGGTCCGTAAATGTAAAATTTAATTCTTGCATCCCTATTATATATATATATATATATATATTTAATTTTTTAATTTAAAGAATAAATTGTAAAATTTAAAAATGTTTATTGAAAATTTGGATACAGAACATCTTCTCTTTTTTTTGAACTCAATATTTATGTTTATAAATTTTATCTATATTTTCTTCTCTTCCTTTCTTATCGTTCCTAAAAAAAGATTATTTCATTATTTATTATGTCATATTTCTTTAATATCTTCTTTAGCTTATTCAATGTTGAGTACGGATATCTTAACGATTGATTATCAAGGAAAAAGGATACAAAATGCACGATATATGGATTGGATAATGAATACTCCAATTCAAATGATAATATTAGGAAAAATGGGAAAATTATCCATTCCGAATATCTATATATTATGCTTTTTAACGATAATGATGATAATTTATGGATGGGTGGGTGAATTGATTCAAAATCCATTGAAATGGATATTTTTTTCTGAAGGAATGATCGTCATGATACCAATTTATATCTTTTTATTTGAGGATTTTAATTATGAGGTTGTGAAAGAATTTTCAGGTGATTTTATTGCTAGAAAATTTTATTGGATGGGAAAAGCATTATTAAGCATTTGGTTTGCTTATCCCATTATATGGATTCTGGATAACGTAAATTTAATTTCTCCATTGACGGTCAGTATAAGTTATTCGATTTCT